CCGTGAACTGTGTTAAGCTGTATAGGAAACCCCTGTACACTTTAACTCCTTCACGACTCTTACCACTTATACCCCAAACCTACCAAACCAAACCCAAACAAACTATTGTTGACGACCGCCCGCTATAACCGACTACGATTTCGATTACTCTACGGACCTCGCCTTTCACCAAGATAACAACCACTAACATGTTGTCTTACCAACAAAGAATGGAGAGACGGCTTCGAGCCGACTTTTCATCCTGTAACTGTCATTCCTTGTGGAATGACCAAATGTGCATCCCCTATGGATGCTTAAGAAAATACCACTTTAATTCCGCCTCTGTGGTAAAGTCTATTGTAAATGACCTCTCAAAAGGTTATTACAAGACCCTTAATCTCCACACCCCTTACCACAAGCGAAACTTGATCTCCTTTGCAGTACAACGGCAAAGGAAAGTTCAAGATCCAACCCCGGAAGCTGACTTATACGATCTAATGGATATCACTGGCCTTGTCACCGATCATCTGAAGACCCATGTATATAATGAAGCAAAAGCCACCATGATTGATAACTGGACATACATTGTCAGAATTGTGATTAAAATCATAAAGATTATTAAATTAACGGTGGACAAGGCCTATATGACTCTGATTTTGGAATTTCTTGATTTTGGACTTGAGGCTGTCAACTGGTTCTATAAGAGCCAGACTAAGCCATCTAATGAAGAAATAGTCTCAAAGACGATGGGAGTATTACAACGATATCTCCCACAGTTGGTCCATATGTTTAACCAGGAAATGCGCAGCCCTAACATGGATGAGAGATTGATTGACTACACCCCCGAGAATAATGTACCTCAGACCACTCCAAAACTTGCAGTTACAGCTATAACTGCTCTGTCCGTGACTATTTCTATTATAGCCACGTTCTGTGGGTATAAAGGACATGCTCTTAAGACACTCTCTGATAACATTCGATCCGCAAAAGACATTACTTCCAACATCTCAAATTTGATTACAAGCCTGTTTGACATTGATATGGATGGGACAGGTGAAATGCAGCAAACTTGTAAAGCCCTTGAACAACAGGGGGTAAAGTATGCAGAACTTCCCATCCGTGAATACACAACAGACCGAGTCCAGAAAATCCGACTTTGGAAGTCCTCAGCAGAGGATTTCTGTCGACTTGCCAATAAGAACCTTGTCAATACCGGTACTCTCGTGTCTTCCCTTCAGAAGATTGCAGAGAAGTTAATGGAAGTTGAATCCCACCGTCAAGAGAACATCCCCCATCCAGTACCTGTATCTTTATACCTGTGGGGTAGACCGGGACATGGAAAAACAGAATTCTTGGAGAAGTATCTAATCCGAGCTTTAAATACGAAGTTCGGTGTGACTGGTACTCGTGGTGGCGTATTTGACTTAGGATCAGGAAAATACTTTAAGACTGTCCAAGATGAATGTTGGGCCAAGTTCGACGAATTCGGCGCTGCCTCCACACCTAGCACGCAAGGACTTGACCCGACAACCCTAAATGCCATGATCTCAGGATACGCTTCCACAATACCGGGAGCAAGTCTGGCAGCAAAACAACAGACTGCGAGATTCAATGGCATCTTCTTTTTGTCAAATATTGCACCAACAGATGCGGCTCTTGGTCTTCGATCTGACTCCAAAACGGCATTTGTTTCACGCCTTATGAGAATTCATGTGTCTGATCCATCTTATGACAATACATCAAATAGAACTGACCAACCCCACAGAAAACCAGACTTTTCTCATCTGAAGTTTACGCTAATAGGAGCTGAATTATATTCCAGTAACCTTTCAAAGATCGGAAAGTCAATCCTCCCAGGAGGAGCAGGTTCTACCATCGACCTGACTGCGAAGGAAGTAGTTGAGCTAACAGCACAACAAATTCTACAAAATCAAAAGAACTTCCAAGACATTCACAATGGACAACTTCCCGGCTTCTCCCGGATTTCTGACGACTTATGGCAAGCGTCTCCGGAAATGCACGTTGAGACCAGAGTGCCCACTACCTGGATTTCTGGGCCACCAGGGACAGGAAAGACATCTACTTTTGTTCCACGCCTTAAAGCAAATGCGGCCGCCCTTGGGCTCCGGGTACAGACAGAGATGGCCGTTGATACACTCGAACATCCTACAATGTTCATTCTGGACGATAAGGTTGACCCAACTACAAGAGAAGGCCAGCTACAATACATGCAGTTCTATAATACCTGTAAAATTACCGACTGCATTGTGATAATTAGTAATTACGGTATGCACTCCACCAGCTATAGTACACTCCGGAAGGCTTTCTCATACGTCCCCTTGATTCCTTCTATATATGGGAGAGCCACAGGGAAACCAGAGTATCTCCAGAGCCCGTGTCCTACCATCCAACGTCTTGAGCACGGATTCTGGCGTAGATCTGGCTTGGAAGACAGGCACTACGAATGGTATGGGGGCATTGCATATGACCTCCAAGGAAAGAAATATGAGAGTAATGATGAACTCCTTAATGAAATCATGGAACATTACGTCTCAAATAGTGAAATCCCGATCATTCATGAAACTCCCTTCCCCCGTGATGTGTCTTGGGATATTGACATCACTATCCCAGAGAATTGTACAGTGACAAAGGGCTTACAATTGGTGTACTCTGCTGCGAAGACTGCCAGAGGAGCTGCACAAATACCACGGATAATTCAGCTGGTGAGATCTCAGACAACCTTGCCCCCGGCATCTCAGCTATGTGGAATGATTCGACAACTCTCTCCTGAGCTATGCGTGCGCATTCTTACTCCAACCTTTGAATATGCTGCTGTAAAGGGACAGTTCTATTCCACCGGAGTTCAGCCCAGTCAACTTGGCGATCTGAAAGAAGAATCATTCCAACTCAAGATTCTCGGAAATAATGTAGACGTACCCGTAACAGAATATCACAAGATGTTAAGAGGCGAGGGTGACTTCCATCAGCCATATGCTTCAGTATTGGCATCTGTGATTTCAGAGAAAGGTAAAGATTATGAGCTTCTCCACAATGAGTACCCCCTCCCTTTGAAATACAAACTGCAAGAATGGAAGAGGATAGCAGCTGAAGCAGCACTACGTACATTTAAATCCATGCTAAAGTATCCTCTATTGATTATTGCCCTCGTGACAGGAGCCGTCTTAATGATGAAATTCCGCAATTCCTATTTTAAGACCCATAGGTGTGTCTGTAGGACCGTAGCTCCTGATGAGCTCTGTCCCTTTGATTTCCCTGAAAGAAAGTCTGGCAGAGGAAAGAAGAGTGGGAGGAAAGCTGGATCACGTCATACACATTTCCAGAAGATTTATCTTAATGGTGAGTTCATCTACGAGGATGACGCCTTTGATAGCCAGCTTTTAGAGAGGATTTGGCACAATCTTGGTACAGGAGCTAGACAAGGGAAGACCCAAATGAAGATGAACCAAGGAGGATATGAGTATGATGCTGTCTTTGATTTTGATGATAATATGTGGCATGTAAAATCAGCCGATTATGCGGAAATCTACATGACCGAGACCAAGCTCTTTAAGAAATTGGACACCAATATTGCGAGGATATACTCTACTAAAGCTGACATGTATGTAACCTTTATAACCCCCTTGATTGGAGTACTCCCTGCTCATTGGTTCCATAACAATGGAGGACCATACTGGGTATGTGTAAACGGCAAAGAATACCCAGTAAGAGAATTAGCACGATTTCCAGAAAGAGAGATTGCGTTTGTACAAGCCTTTAGTCCCATTCCAGGTGTAGCAAACATCACCCGATGGATTCCAACAATTGATGAAACACGGACTGTATCTCTTGCCACTATAGCTCATAAGCGAGGGGACTGTATAAGTACCTTTACGAGTCCCTTTACCTATCGTGAGACACCTGTGGCGCGGTTCTCTAGCGAGCTTTTAAAGCACTGGACTGCAAATTGTGGTATTGTGTCATGGGGAGATTCGGATGGTTCTTTCACTCGTCCCGGCTCATGCGGCTCCCCTTTATTGGCGAACATCGATGGCACACTGCGACTTATCGGAGTTCATGCGGCTAAATCATCAGCACAACGACATTGGTGTTCCGTGATGATTTGTCAAGAACTCCTTGACGAAATCGCTGGAATGGCAGAATCACCTGAAAATGCGGTACGAGATCTTGACGTAGTGGACACTGATTGGGGCCTGCGTGATGCCCTCCCTGTGGTTACAACACCTGCAGTGAAGGCTCTGATCACTAGAAAGAGGAGACTTAACACCGTGGTCTCCCAGGGAGCTGTGGGAGACATTGGATGGATCAATAACCAGAAACCGATGGATTCAAAATGCAAAAAGATATTGACACATGATTTTGAGCAAACACTCGAGGATTATGACCAGAAAGCACCAGTGCTGGATGAAATTGATATTCTTGTAAACCATACAGACAAGATCCCTCCAGACGCCGTGGGCTTGCCCTACGTGCATAGAATTAGAACTGCCCGGCTGGAATCGAATTTCCCCTTAGTCCACAAAGGACTCTTTATGGAAATAGCGCAAGAGATGGGGAATTATTATATGATGGACATGAGACCCTTACGTCAACTCTCCATTGAAGAAGCACTTCATGGATCAGAACATGTGGAAGCCATAGATCTTTCCACATCTGCAGGTGTCATTTTCTCATTAATAGCAAAGATACGCCAGAAACAGGACTTCTTCAAAGATGGACAACCCTCGGATCTCCTTCTTGACTATACCAACAAGCAATACGAGCTGGCTAAGCAGGGGATAAGACTGGCTTTACCATGCGATGCGAACTTGAAATCTGAATGTCTTCCAGTTGAAAAAGTCTGGAAGAAGCGTGTGTTTTACAATGTGCCTCTGCCAACTGTAATAAATCTAAAGAGACTGCTTCAGCCCATCCAGGAAGCTTTCCAAAAGATGGGGATTAAATCTCCCTATCTCTTCACTTTAGACCCTGTGAAAGACTGGAACACCTTGGCAATCGAGCTCCGGGAACAAGGAAACTTCATCGTTTCTCTCGATGTGTCATCTTACGACCATTCACTCAATGGATCAGTCATGGAAGCCCTTGCTGAGTATTTCGCTACTCTCTATGGAGGAAATAAGAAGGAGACCGCGAAACTGACCGTGGTCATGAGGACTTTCATGCAGGAAGTGGCATATATGATTACCATCCTAGATAAGACGGTATGTCAGAAGCAGGGCGGACTGCCAAGCGGCTGCTGGGGGACTTCTCTCATTGATGCTGCTGCGTGGGAGCTGATGCTTTATGCATCTTGGAGGAACCTCGCTCCTGTGAAAATGCGGAACTTCTCCTGTTTCAAAGAGAACGTTACAGCGAAGTTTGTGGGAGATGATGCCATCATTTCAGTCGGACCATTCGCGAGAGACTTCTTCCACGGACTCTCCATTTCTAAGGAAATGGGAAACGTGTTTCACATGAAAGTTACTCCTGCAACCAACAAAGATGGAAAGATCCAGAAGGGCGCTAGGCTGGAGGACTCTACTTTTTGTTCAAAAGGTTTTGTCCGCCTTCCTGAGCATCCATCCATATGGTTCCCAAAATTAAAAGAGGCATCAATCCATGGGGCCCTCTCTTACACGAATGAAACTTCTCCACCGCTGCTATATGAACAATACATAGCTATGCGGAGAGAGATGTTTTCCCATGGTAGGATGCGGTATACAGCCTTTGAGAGAGAGCTAAATGATTTCGCTAAGAAGCATAGAATCATTAGACACACAATTATGACTTATGACGATATGCTAGATAGCGCCTGGCGGCTTACCACCTCGCCAGGCATAAATTTCAAACACGTGCAAGCTGCTTCTATGACAAACACTGAACCAGCACTACCACGTGATAACCAAACACTACAGAAGTTTAATCCAACTTTCGAAGAACCTACAATCCCAAGAATGTCTTCTAAGGCAGTGAAAGCTCTCAAATCCCGCCTCTGGCAGGTTGCACATGATACGTGTAGCGTATCCTGTGCTAACTCTGTCGCGTCTGAAGACGTGAGGTTGCTCTCTGCCATCCCACAAGAACTGATAGATCCTCCTAAGAACCCTATAAAGATCCCAGGTACGAGTGAAGAGATTGTAGTTATGCAAATGGGCTCTCTGTGCGCAACTCGAGCCTATTTTGCAGACTATATGGAGGATGCTATTTGCCCTAAGGTGTTAGCAGACCAACGCTACTTCCTGTCGAAGACACAGACTGACAAAGCTCTTAGGGCAAATGAATGCATTAGAGAGACCCAACGCCTGAAGTTACGTCTTGAGCGTAACTACAATGGCCCACCCAGAGGAGGATTATACTTCCTACGACCCAGCAAGGACTATGACTATAAAGACAGACCATGTATAAACTGTGGAGGCCTGATGGACGAACCCGAGTGCAACTTCAAGGAGGGTGATACTTTCTCTTCCATGTCCTGTGCGAACCAAATGGATGAACCGGAGTTCGACCTTACCGGCGATTTCATTGACGAGGATGACTACTACGGCCATGGGACGGATGCCTATTCCTTCTACACCTTCAGCACCGCGAACGACTTCGATACCGAATCAGAAGAAGATGAGTCAGAGTGGGGAGCAGTGGGGGGTGAACCCTCATACTGCTGTGAGAAGAAATGCTTCACTACCCCTTGGTGCCAGGTCGATGGAATCGCTTGTCGGAAATGTATGAGTTTCAACTACTGCCAGTGCGACTGTGTGACCTTCCAAGAAGGGTCAAAAGAACGACAGAAGGTAACTCGTGATGGAGAGATCGCTGACATCAAGGACAAGCTAGAAAAACTCTGGAAGCGGCTCGCCGTACTCACCAAGGAGAAGGAGGAAGAGGAGGAACAAGAAGGTGAAGAGGATGCAGAACCGGAAATGGCAGATCATGTCCGGTTGCCTGAGCTCGGTGGTGCAACTACTGATAGGACAACTGTCTCTTCAGCTTCATCGGCCGCCGTCCCTACTAAGGAAGCAGTCGTTGATCCACTTGCTGCACCAGCCTTGACTGCCACCCCAGCCGCCTCTCTTGTTTCCCAGGAGTTGACTGATTCTGATAACGCAACAGTGCCAACAGTTCTCGCCACCCAAGGCGGACTTGAAGCAGTGGGCCTAGTATCAGTCAATTACGCTGATAACATTGTCTCCCTATGCAACAAACCCATCCTGACAACCAAATTTAACATCACTGCGTCCATGTCTGCTGGAACCATCATTGACTCCTTTGACTTTAACCCATGGGACCCTTTGCTGGTTTCGAAACCAGTACTGGAATACGGGAAGTTGCACAACATGTTTGTGGGGTCTCTTGAAGTCTATCTTCAATCATACTCCGCTGCAACTGTTGTTGGAGCTATCATCATCTCCTATCTTCCCCCGGAATTGGTAGAAGGTTTCGTGCCCTCTCTGGAAAATCTGAAAACACTCTCTAGTGCGACCCTGAATTTGAAAGAGGGAGGATGCTCCAAGATTACCTTTACAGGAGGGAATCTTCAGGACGCCGCTGTGTCTCGTCGCCGTATCATCCAGGGAATCAATTATGGCAGAATCTACATCGCTGCCTTTACAGATATTGTGAACTCATATCCCAATGAAATTCCTATTCCTGTGATGAAACTCTGTGCGCTTGGACCTGGAGCTTACTTCTCCCACCCTGCCTACTTATCACCTATCGGCGGGACAGACCCTGACATAAATCCTGGACCAACTCCTCCCATCCCTGACACTTTCATCCTCGATGGACAGGCCACTCTGCCAATCCCGCAATTCATTTCTGCAACCAGACGTGGGTGGACCAACTTCGGAAAATCCGGAGATAAGTTCACCTTCCTTCCTGCTGCATTTGAGTTCGGAGATTACTCGGGAGGTAAGAAATACCGTGATGTTCTTTCTCACTGGTATTGGGGATCAACAGAATACGGCACAGACCCCCGTGCTGTGGAACTTGGTCTCCCTAACCCTGGCTCCCCTAACGACCGTAGTGGCTTCCAAGGAAGTGTTTGCCGTACCAACACTGGACCTTACATCCGAGGCAACAAGCACGGTATCTGGAAATATACAGGACTGATCATGAACGACCATGGCGACTCTAATTCTCTTGACATTGGTGATAGGGGTGAACATCTGGCGTACTATGCATACAACAACGAATCTACCAGCCTCGTTGTTGAAAAGCTTTCATCCAACTATGTGAAAGGTTTTCACTCAGACGTCATCCTGAAACTCCTTCGGGAGGGTAAGGAAGACGTGGTCATGATTGACGATGCAGCCACCGGCTGGAGACCCCTTAAGAACTCTCACGAAGGTTCCCAGATTGCAGTTGACCTAATGGGAGCGATCATTGCCTCCGAGGGACCAGCAGGAACTTCCATCCCCCTCGGGTATGTCGCTTTGAACCCGGATACCGACTTGCCTTTCATTCCAGCTGTGGCACCAGGATTCTCACAACATCACTCAACCATCTATCCATCATGGTCTTTGAACCACTTCATGATTACTGCACGTGCCTTCTTCATTGCGCAAGACTTAACAAGTTATGCATATGACTTGGTAAACTCTCAAGGCACGAGGATTTGCACGATCTTGGTGAATGAAGATGGACTCTTTACTTTCACTGCTGATACCACCCTAGCTGGAGTTTACGGTATGTTCTCTGGCCTTACTGGTACGCACTTCCAAAATTACAGAGCGTTCAACCAGAAATGGCCTGTCATCCCTGCGCTAGACGGAGACTTCTTTATCTCCCGTCTTAAAGGAAACAGAATATCCCAATCCAGAGACATGCATGGTGTACTGCATACCTTCTCAGGAGAATGCACCACGTACAAGGAGTGGAATGCCCAGATTGAGTCTATCAGAGAAGAGATCTTTGCCTTGCGCAAGAAGTACTGGCTCACCCCAAATACTGACGACGACAAACCGCCCGCTCTTGAGGACAACGATGAGGACACTGCCCCAGAAGTCTCTAGTGCTGTACCCGAGGAGCTCTTTGCTCTCCGAAAACAGGACTGGTTGGCCCAACATAATGAAGACTATCTCGATGATGACCCTGACCTCCTTGACGACACCGTTCCGGAAGCCTCTGCAGCTATCGCCGGTGCACTTATTGGGGGGGGGGTTCTTCAGGGCCTGGGGTCTGGTCTTGGAGCATTTGCCACAACACAAGCCCAGTGGCGCCAGCTTCAAGCCATCCTCGCGAACAAGAAGGACATCGCCTCCATGGTGAACCGTGCTCAGCTCTATGGAATAAACAAGAGAAGTGACTTTGCCTACGCTCAGCTAGGCGTTCAAGAAGCGGCTCGACAACAGGGGTATGGTAACAATCGGAGCCAACCCCTTCGTTCTCCCTCAAGCCTCGTTAACGCGGAGACCCAAACCATCTCTCCTCAGCTCGAACAGGCCACACAAACATCAACTGTGGACAACGTTCGAATTGGGGAGAACCGGAATGGGACACTGCGTGACGTGCGCCCTGGAAATGTCAACCGCCGAATTGACCAATTTGAAAACCTGTAATCACCTGATTTAATTGCTCCGCCGCTTCTGCGATGCGAGTGGAAGAGGGTATCTCTACAGCCTGCCCATATAGCGTGTGCCCGTTGCAGACTGAACAGATACGAGCTGCTTCCTCGCCGGAGAATTCATAAGTTTAACAAGTTCCCTTATGGATCCTGAATGCTCTTCAAGCATATGATTCGACGCTTCACGTCTTTGCCAATTTGCGACGCTTCACGTCTTAGAAGAGTTTCTTGCAAGAAAACTCCAA